ATTTTGCAACAACTGAATATGCAGGTGCTGTAAATCAATCTTATTTAGCACCAATACCAAATGTTGCGTCTGTAGGTGCTAATGTAACATTTTCACTTGAAGACCAATTCGGTACCGTTTCAGGCAAAGAAGGATATGCTAACTCTGTAACTAAATTGACTAACACCTCTGCGACAAGTGTTAATCAACGTAAGTTTCAAGTTCCTTTCCAATGGGGATTTGGTGGAGAAAATCCTGCAAGAGATATTAAGTTCGGTAATGATATTACCGCTAATAATTCTCAAGGATTCGATATGACTAATGGTTCATCAAGCGGTTCAGTAGCATACAAAAAAGCGTTGGGTACTATAGCTGACCCTGACTTTATTGATATTAATATGTTAGTGACACCTGGTGTTATTCACGAGTATCACTCATCAATATCAAGTAGAGCAATGAATATTGCCACTAATCGTGGAGATTGTTTTTACATTATGGATGGTTCACGTTGGGGAAGAAGTGTAACAAATGCGGTTACTGATATTTCAGGAGTTGACAACAACTACGTTGCAACTTATTTTCCGTGGGTGAGTATTTCTAATCCAGGTTCACAAGGCTCTATGTGGGTTCCTCCATCAGCAGTGATGGCAGGAGTATTCTCTTCTAATGACCAAATAGGTCAAGAATGGTTTGCACCCGCAGGTCTAAATAGAGGTGGAATAGACGCTCAAGATGTTAAGACGGTATTGTCACACACAGACAGAGATGAATTGTATCTCGGTCGTGTTAATCCAATAGCACAATTTCCTAATCAAGGTATTGTAGCATTTGGTCAAAAGACATTACAAGCAAGACCATCGGCTCTTGATAGAATCAATGTACGTAGATTGTTAATTAACTTGAAAAAGTTTATTGCATCTTCTTCAAGATTCTTAGTCTTTGAAGCAAACAACTCAACAACGAGAAATCGTTTCTTGAACATTGTCAATCCATATATGGAATCTGTACAACAACGTTCAGGTCTTTCGGCTTTCAGAGTAGTAATGGATGATTCCAATAATACTCCTGATGTAGTAGATAGAAACCAATTAGTTGGTCAAATCTTCGTACAGCCTACAAGAACTGCTGAGTTTATTGTACTTGACTTTGTTGTTCTGCCGACAGGAGCAGCATTCCCTGAATAATAGGGGAGGTTAATAGAACTAAGGGGCTTGTAATGAGCCCCTTTTTTCTTGGAAAATAAAACTAATATAAAACTAAGAAAAAACTAAGAAAAAGAAATACATTGTTTCATATGATTTTATCATTTCGGTATATTTATAGTAGAACAATAAACTATTAACAGGAGAAAACAGATGCCTGATTTGATTGGAGCTAACGAAATATTTTTTACACCATTCGAGCCTAAAACGAAAAATCGTTTTATTATGGAAATCGAAGGTGTACCAAGTTTCTTAATTAGAGCGGCTAACCGTCCATCAATAGAATTTGAAGAGATTGAATTAAATCATATTAACGTTAAGCGTTATGTAAAAGGGAAGGCTTCTTGGCAACCTTTAGACATTACTCTTTATGACCCAATCGTACCAAGTGGTGCTCAAGCAGTAATTGAGTGGATTAGACTTGGTCACGAATCAGTAACAGGAAGAGATGGATACTCTGACTTCTATAAAAAGAATGTGACATTCCAATTACTTGGACCTGTTGGTGATATTGTTGAGAAATGGGACCTTAAAGGTGCTTATATTCAATCTGCAAATTTTGGTGATTTGGATTGGTCAGTTAGTGAACCTGTAGACATAACTTGTACATTACGTTATGACTACGCAGTATTACAATTCTAATATGAACTTTATAAGAGAAATGCTATCAAGTGATGCGAAGATATCGTCTAAAAGAGCGATAGGTTTCGCATCATTTGTTATGCTTATAGCAAGTTGGGTAGCAAATACATTTTGGCAGTTTGAAGTCAAAGACATCATTCTTGAAAACTTTATGTATATTACTATTGTTGGCTTAGGCGTAACCGCAGCAGAAAAATTTAGTCGAAATAAATAGTTATAAATTCTTAACTTAATTAAGAGGTAATTGTTATGAGTAAATTCCCTACAGAGGTAATAGATTTACCTTCTAAAGGATTAGTGTATCCTAAAGAACATCCACTTTCAAGTGGTAATGTTGAAATCAAATATATGACAGCAAAAGAAGAAGATATTCTTACTTCTCCTAACCTTATAGAAAAGGGTATTGTGTTAGATAAACTATTAGAAAGTTTAATCGTTACAGAAGGAGTTAAATTAGAAGATTTTGTTGTTGGTGATAAAAACACATTATTAGTATCAGCACGTATACTTGGTTATGGTAGAGAGTATCCTATAAAGATAGGAGATGACGAAGTAGTAGTTGATTTAACAACTTTAAAAGAACGTTGGATTGATGAAAAAAATCTTGTAGAAAAAAACAAAAATGAGTTTAAGTATACTACACCAATTGGTAAAAACGAAATTACATTTTCTATATTAGATGGTCATATGGAAAAGAAACTTGAAGATTTAAATAAAGCATATGAAAAAGCAGGTCAATCAAGAGAGTTAACTAATCGATATAAGCTTATTATCAAATCAGTAGATGGTAAAACAGAACGCGGCGAAATAGATGATTTTGTAGACAATTTATTTATGGCAAGAGATTCTATGTCTTTTAGAGAGTATGTAAACGATATTAATCCTGATATTGATTTTACAACAAACGTTAAAATGCCTGATGGAACTGAACAGGAGGTAACGGTCCCTATGACCGTTCGATTTTTTTGGCCTAACGCCCAAATATAGAGAAAGCGTTTACGAGCAAATATTTCAATTAGGCTACTTCAGCCAAGGTTTTCATAATTTTAAAGAGTTATATGATATGCCCATAGGTATGCGTGAATGGTACTATAGGCGATTAGTAAAAGCTAAGAAAGAAGAATCAGAACAAGCAAAAAAATCTGCTTCTAAGTATAACAGAAAACGATAAACTTGATATTTATATATGAGTCTTAACGGAGAAATTCTATGAAAAAACAAATCAAAGAAGGGTTTATTGATAAATTCTTTCAATCTATTGCCAAAGGTAAGGTAGATAGCACTATGAAGAAGTTAATCAAACAAAATCCTGAACTTGCAAAAAACATACAAAAACGAAAAGAAATAGATAATGATATAGATGACTTTTTGAAAAAACAAGGTCTTATGTAATTAAATTATGGCTGATAACTTTACTAATCTAAACGAAATTCGAGACTATCAAAAACTTCTAAAAGAAATAAAAGAAGAAGAGGCTAAAATCCTTGCGGATAGAAGAAGATACAATAAGGAAGGGAACCTATCTAAAAAAGCACAAGCAGAAGTCTTAAAACTAATTGCAGACCAGCAAGTAGCTGAAAAAGAGATTTCGAGATTAAAGAAAGAACGTGACGAAGCTAGCAAGAAGAGTAGCAGAGAACAAAATAAAGCAAGTAAAGAACAAATTAATTTTGCAAAATCTTTAACAGGATTAGCTAAAAAATCTAATAAACTTGCAAAATCTAAACAAGGTATTATATTACAAAGCTTTGGATTAGAAGCTAAAAATACAAAATTTATAGATGCCGCTAAAAAAGCTACAACTGCTAAAGAAAAAACAGCATATAAAGAATTAGAACAAATACGTTTGGATTCACTTGATGAACTTTCACAAGATACATTTGATTTAAATATATTTAAAAGTAAATTAGCAGATATAGATTTACCTGATGAGTTAAAAGACAGCCTAACATCTAAGTTTTCTTCAGCCGCAGATGATTCAGATGCAATCCGAAAAGCTATGGATATGGATTTACCATTTCTTAATGCTTTGGATGCGCTACAAAGTGGTATAGACGGGTTTACTTCTGTTTTAATGAACACTAAATTATTAGCAATGGCAGTTGCAGGATTTTTAGTAAAAGCTATTATTGATTTTGGAAAAGCAGTTATTGAAGTACGAAATGAGTTAGGTCTATCTGCTAAAAATGCATTAGAATTATCCGTTAATATGAAACAAGCATCAGTAGGTGCTAAATTAGTCGGAGGTGATACTGAAAAAGCAGAATCAGCCATTAAAGCATTTGCAGAAACAACAGGTAGAGTAAATAAATTAAGTGGTAAAACTGCAACTCAATTTGGTATGATGTCAAGTACTATAGGTGCGAGTGCTGAGTCTATGGGAACATTACTCAAATTTACTATGATGGCTAATGATGGTTCTCAAGAAAAGGCATTAGCAGATTTAAAATCAGTAGAAGCGATAGCAAAATCAGAAAATCTTTTAGGTAGTCAAGTATTTGATGATGTAGCAGATGCGGCAAAAACTCAAGCTACATTTTTTGGTAAGAGTGTAGTAGAGATTGCTAAAGCTACAAAAGAAATGAGAAAACTTGGTATCGAAACAAGTGCATTAAATGATATAGCAGAGTCTCTTTTAGATTTAGAATCTTCTTTGT